CCTGCATCATCTGCCGCGATAGGCTTAGGATAAACAGTAATACTAGTACCGCTAGGTTTAGCAACAATAGTAAACGTCATCAACTGGTCAGTATCGGTTTTATCATCAAGACCAACAGCCTTAACAGCACCAATAGTAACTTTATCGCCTACGTTATAAGATGCGCTTGCTGCAACAGGGATAACCGCTTGGCGATAATCAACGTTAGTAGCAACACCTGTAACAGCATCAACTGTACCGCCTTCCGGAGCAAACGACTGATTACCAGTTACGGTCGTGTCAGGAGATGCGCCACCAGTAAGCGTAGGCAAGTAAGAGCCGGTATATACATCGAACTCAGCAACATTTTGACCAATTTGGCCTTTAGTCCACGTTTCTTCTGGGCGACCTTGTAACGTTTGGCGACCAGCTAAATCGCTAGCGTACTTCAAGTTACTACGGTCATTCAATAAGAAACAACGCTCAGAATGATAACCTTGACGCTCATTCATTAACGCTTGCGCATTACCGATGAAATCATAGCCACTAGTAGCAGTTGAATCGTAATACATAGAACCCTGTGTAACCATTGCATCAACAATAGCTTGGTTAAGGTTAGATGATTGACGACGACCTGACTCTTTACCACGACGATTCCAGAACTGCATATCGCGCATCTTATCCGCACGCTGCTTAACGAAATCATTTTTAGGCGTACCCAATAACGCTGGATAAGTCTCTTCGATGATATCAGTTTCTTGTCCTGACAAGTCCCAACCTTCTAAGATTGGAGCGTGTTGTTCTACTGGTCGCCAAACGAAGTTATCACCGTTTTGCATAGCACTAGCTTCTGGCTGAAAGAATGATACTCTATCTAACATCGAGTCTTGTGTTTCAAATGTCTCTAGTGCTTGCTCGAATAGCACCTCAACGACTTTACCTGTACTCATAATATTTCTACCTTAAAATTAAATTACCAATTACTAACGTCAATGTCGGCATTCTTAGCTTTACGCTTTATATTGATTCGAGTTTGTAAGTCATCGGTCTTGTTGTACTCTTTTTGAGCAGTACCACCTCGACCTGAACTACCTCCCTCACCGTCAACTTTACTTGCTGGTTTTGGCGCGTTACTTTGTTTCTTAACAGGTGATTGAATTTGTGATTGTAATTGACCTAAAAAAGCACTTGCCGCTAAACCACTAGGGTCAGACACAAGTTTATTTTGTAGTTCTTGCAACTTAGCAGGGTTACGCCCTAGCTGGTACATTACTTTTTCACTACCATCGCCCAAACTGTTAAGTGTTGAGATTAAAGCATTAGCTGTAGCATTGCCTTGTTTTGGCAATATAGCCTCTAGTGATTGCCTTACAACTGAGTCAGCATTTTTATAGCTTTCCTCTGTTACTTTGCCATCTTCTACTAGTTTGCCTGCTCTCCCATAATGATCGTCTAAGTGTTTTTGTTGAGTAGCAATAGCTGCTTGTTGTTGGCTTTCTTGCTGTGACTTGGTTTGACTTTTCTGAGCGTGGTCATTCAACCTCGCATCCAACTTCTTATCATTCCAATCGTCTACAGCAGCATCATAAGCATCATCATCATAATCAAACTGCTCTCTAGTTGGCCTAGATGGTAGCTTGTTTTCTTTTGGTGCTTGCGGTGCATTTCCAGCTTCAAGTGCTGCAATACGCTCCTTCAACTCTGTGTTTTCGTCCTTAGTATCATTTAGCTCGCCCTTTAACGCTTTTGCTTGTTTGCGTCTTTTGGCTGCTTCGTGATTAGGAATAAAACCACTCTTCTTATCATCGTCTGATGTCACTGTATCATCAGTTAATTGCCAGCTCTCTAATGTAGTTTCTTGCTCGCCTTCATCCTCAGGCTTGCTTTCTTCTGCATCTGCCTTAACATCTTCTACAACTTCAACATACTCGTCTTTGATAGCTTCCTGCTTATCATCGTCTTGCTTGTTTTTTGCTGCTTCATCTGCTGCGGCATTTTCCGCCTTTAATTCATCCAGTGTTATTTCCATTTTTTATCCTAGTTTGGTAACTAATCTACGGTTAAATTCACCTAGCCGTATAAGGTGTATGGTCATTATACATAATATTTGGTCAAATTAACAATATAGGATTCAAGGCAATAAAAAGCGCCAGTTAAGGCGCTTTGTTTTTACATGTTTCTTACTTTTAATCTAACCCTGTCTATAGCTTTTAATATATCCTCTTTATTCTCTATGATTTTATTTTTAATCGTTGCTGTAACTTGCCTTTTAAATAATAAATAAGAAATAATAAAAAGAGGAAGCAGCAAAAAAAACCTAATAACTCTTAGCGTCGTTTTTATTCTCTTCATAAATCACCTTAAACCCTTTACCATCGCATTTAGTGCAACCATCAAAACAAACGTCACATTTAACCATGGTTGATTTACATTCTTTGTTGTTCATTAGCTTTTTAGCTTCACTAATAAAATCACCTTGCTCTGAGTCTTGATATAAATCCCATATTGCTGAGGCTGATTTCTCAATAATAACAAACTCCTGTCTAACCTCGCCATTAGTCTCTAACTGCTGAATAATTACACCGTTAGCTTTAGCCTCTTTCAATACCTCTGCACGTTTGTGTGTTAAGTCTGAGCTTTTATATGTTTTCATTTGTTTATCCCGTTCTTGTATCCTGCAAAATAACCATACCAGCAAAACTTTTTAGCTATTCCTTTCATCCATCCCATACCAAAACCAAACTCAATATTAGACTCAAACCAACCCTCAAACGCTGGCCTTGCATCTACAGATAATAAAATATCAGTCATTGACGTATTTAAAACCCTTTGCGGATCTTTTATTTTGCTAACTGTGCCCTTGTACTCACCCATTTAACATCTCCTTTCTAAAATTAGTTTGAATTAATATAGTAAAATTAAAGGAGTGTGTCAAACTCCTTTATCAATTATTTACTTTGAAAGCCTGAATCATACCCACCATCACAGCTAAAAGATATCCTGTGAGGTTTAGACTCTCTTGTTGCTATCTCTTTACAGTCTTTATGAATGCAGGGTATCTCAAGCTGGCCTACTGAGCATTTAAACCGTTCTTGCTCTCCGTGGTCTTTGCATTCAAAGCTATAAGCCGGCATTAGTCACCTCTCTATTATTCTGGACTTGAGCATTTAAATCCATTTGAGCTTGCCATTCTATTTTAGCTAACTCTATAGCGTTTTTAATCTCTTTGTCTCTAGCATCATTATCAATCTTCTGCTGCTCTTGTTGTACCTTGGCAATGTTAAGGTTAGTTTCAGAGTTTAGTTTCTCTTGCTTACCCATTACATCGCCTTGGACTTTAGCTGCACTAATTGACATTTCCTGTTGCCTATTCTGTTGCTCCAATAAATCCGCTTGTCCTTTTAACATTTCAGCTCGTGCCATAACCATAGCCGGATCTTCTTGCCCTTCCTGTGCTTGTTGAGCTTGTGCTAACATTTCTTTTTCTTCGTCTGTCTCAGGCTCTTTAACGCCCATCATAATTAATTCTTTACGCGAGTAATCACGTAAGTCTTTAAATGCTACACCGTCAGTCATCATTAAGTATTCATTTAACAGGATAGTGTGTTGTGGTGTTCCTGGAGGTAAGCTTGCTAACAACTCTTTTATTTCTTCTTTGTTCTGAGCCTTGACACTTTCAAAGCTTGGACCCACTTCCGCATAAACATCAAAAATCATAGTTGATAAATCATTAACTACTTCGTTTTCCATTGTGTCGAAATTCATCTTACTAGCATTGATGCGCTCATTTGATTTAGAACCATCAATCTTAACTAGAATTACCTCTTGCTCACTATCGTAAACATCACGCGCCATTGAAGCATATATCTCGCCATCTCTGCGCATAGCAAACTTGTGATTATCTTGATATGTATAAGATTGCATATCTAAGCGCTTGTTAAGTGCATTTAATGCTTTGCCAGATAAATCAACATCAGTTATATCTGCTGGCAATCCTGCACCGGCAACATCATCAACAGCAGCTCTAGACTCTACCATTGACTGGGCTAATGCTGGTGGTACTTCTGGCGCTTTAATATATCCAACTGGACCAACTGGCAATGGATTGCCTTGAGTATCAAAACTATTCTGCTTTAAATATGGGTAATTATTTTCTGGGCCATTCTCTTCGTACATATCCTCAAAGCCACCTATCTGATCTTGAGTAAAGATAGGCTTCTCTCTAGGGCTGCGACTTACAATGTCAGCAAGATATGATAATTGGAAGTTTCTGAGCCTCTGAGGATCTTTAGCTAATCGGACAATACCTTCATAATGCTCTTCACCTTCAACGAATGCTCTTTCGCCATATTGAGGAACTACAGGGATATGCTCACCAGGAACAATAGTTTCTTCTAGAATTCTATCGCCGCTGGCAATATATCGAGTCACAATATAACGGTTAATAGTTTTCTCTGACTTTAGATTAAACCCATCATTAACAATATCATCTTCATGCTCTTTAAATTCTGATTCTTGAATAGTCTTTTCAGTGCCGAACATATCAACAAAAGTAAGGTATTTAACTTTCTTGCGCTCACGATAAAAGAAGCGAGTAACAAATATTTTTCTAGTCTCACTTATCCAAGGGAAAACATAACTCATTTCTGGATAGCTAAAGCTAGAATCATAACCTTCTGAATCTTCACCGGTTAGCTCTTTAACTAAATCTTTGTAGCCATCTTCTGAATACGACACTAAACAAGATACATACTTAGCATCTGACTTGTCTAATAGCTTAGCATTTGGGTCCCACATTATATTATTGTTAGCTTCGTATAGTGGGTAGCGTCTAATTACTTGCTTATCATCACAGCCAAAGTTATTTTTATATTCGTTTCTTAATTCCCATGCAGCAACACCACAAACAATACACTCTTGGTTAGCATTCTTTTTAGCTTCTAGGCTGGTGTTGTTTCTCATATCAGCACGATACATACCATCTATAATATCAGCACCGCTATCGTCTGTTTCTTCTACTGGGTCAAAGTCTACGCTTACAGGATTGGAGATTAAGTCTGTAGTTATTTGGCGCATTGCTTTACGGAGAATATTAAACTCGCCTCTATACCCTAAATCAGACTCGCTTAAATAGGTACTATCCCATTGAGAAATAAAAGCGAATAACATATCATCAGCGGCCTTTAGCCTTGTATCGTACCCGTTGTTATATGCTTTATCATGAAGCGTAAGTAAATCTTTATGTTTCAATGTCATTATCTGCGGCCCATTGTTTTTCGTGGTGTTGGTCTGTGAGTTCTAGCTGTATTGGTTATAATACCATGAATTCGTT